CCAACTCTGCTCAGGCAGATGGTATTGAGTGGACTACTCTTACAACTCTTCCATCTCAGACAGGTAACTCAGGTAAGTTTCTTACCACTAATGGTACTGCTGCATCTTGGGGTACTGCTGGTGTTAACTGGACACAACGTTTTGGTGGAAACGGAAATGGTACTAATAGAATTGCTTATAATGGAACAAATTTATGGGTTGCAGTTTCTAATGGTGGTTATTTACTAACATCACCTGATGGTATTACTTGGACAGCACGCACCTCTCAATTTGGTTCAACCGACATTTATGATGTTGCTTTTGGCAATGGTTTATGGGTAGCAGTTGGTGGTGCTGGTAAAATTTCTACATCTACAGATGGTATTACTTGGACTGCTCGTACATCTAATATGTCTACAAATGATATTTACTCAGTAGTATATGCAAATTCTTTATGGGTAGCAGTTGGTACTGGCGGTGGCACAACAAACACTGGCGGAATTATATATTCTACCGATGGTATTACTTGGACTAGAAAATCACAATCATTAACAGTTGGACAAAGTTATCGTTGTGTAGTATGGAACGGCACTAATTGGGTTGTTGGCGCAACCACTACAACAAATAATCATTTAACTGCAACAACGCCTGATGGAACCTGGACTGCTCGTGCAACAACTCAAGGTGGAACAATTACTAAAATATTTTGGGATGGAACTCGTCATATATTAGTTGAAGGAACTAGTTGGTTTTTTAGTACATCTCTTACGGTTGGTACAACAACTGACTATAGTATTGGTAACGGTTATAATTCAACTATAAAAAGAGAAGTTTTGTATTCAGGAATAATATATTTTTCTTCAAATAGTTCTCCATATTATATTATTGGTTTTACTCCACAAAGCAGTGCTAACCCTTTAGGAATAAACCCTATTATAAACCCAACAGTTTCTTATGGCGGTGACGTTTCAAATGGATTATGGATAGGGGCACAAGGAATAATAGTTGGAGATGGTCAAGGTAGAATTTGGACCTCATTCTAATGTGTAAAGACTGCGGTAACTGTTCTAAAGAACACAACTACGATGCACTAGCAGAAGTAGATTTCGTAGAAGCAAGTATATTTATCTAAGGAGACAGCGTGGCTGGTCAAGACATTACGGAAGATTTACCCTTAAACGTTGGTAATCCTGGTACATCTGGCTTTTGGACTAACTCTGGTGAAGACTATGACGTTGCCTTTGGCGGAATCCCATTCTTCCTAGCACCAACCGACACAAACCCTTACCAACGTGAAACTGCTCCATATCGTAAAGATCAGTTTGACTCTTCTAAAGAGCCAGGCGAACAGTCTCTTACTGGTTGGTGGATTCGTTCACAGTCATCTTTCCATATCGGTCAAGGCATTAAGTTCTATGATCCGTCATCTGGTGAGTCAAGTCCATACCGTTTTGCTGACTCTCAAGGTGTAGATGTCTGGACTAAAGGACAAGCAACCCTGCTGAAAGATGTATTTGAAAACCACAACACAACAGCAACGCTTGATACCTGGAATCGTCCAGAACAACATCTACGTTCCATTCAAACATCTGATGTTAATGGTGTATTGCTACATGATGGTTTTGATGTGGATAAAATCTATTCACCAATTACTGTATCCATAACTAACAAGGCTTTAACTTCTAATATAGCAACTCTTACCACATCTGCCCCACATGGTCTGGTAGTTGGCATGACAATTGTTATTACGGGAGTAGATGCTACGTTTAATGGTTCTTATCGTGTTGCATCATTGCCTACAACAACTACATTTACTTATGATAAGACCAACGCTAACGTAACATCAGCTGCAGTATCCCCAGTTGGAACTGGTGTAACTAATTCTGTAGTTCACTTTGTTGATTATGATTCTGGTACAGACCGCAAGGTACATGCTATCTGTGACGATGGAGTCAACGCTTATTGGGTAACTAATAAAACTGTAAGTGGCAACCAGCGCGTTACTATGTTTAAGAAGCCACTGACTGGTGACTCAACAACTGGTTCATCTAATCCATCAGCCACTGGTGATGTTACTCAAATGTTCCAAAGTGGTGATATAGAAATTATTCACGCTAAAATGGAATACGTAAAAGATCGTATTGTTCTATGTGTTAATAATAAAGTTTATGAATTAGCACCTAACGCTACAGTATTGCCAACTGCTATTTATACACATCCTAACTCAAGTTATGTTTATACAAGTATAACAGCCTCTGGTCCTGCTATTTACACATCAGGTAATGCTGGTATCCAGTCAACTATTCAAAAGTTTACACTTACAACTGCTGGCGCTATGCCTTCACTAACATCAGCCTCTGTTGCTGCTGAATTGCCACCTGGAGAAACTGTCTACAGGATTTACTACTATCTTGGAACTATGATGATAGGAACAAGTAAAGGTGTTCGAGCAGCATTGGTTAATGACCAAGATGGCTCACTATCTTACGGTCCTCTAATCGTTGAAACAAGCCAGCCTTGCTATGACTTTGCAGCCCGTGACAGATTTGTCTGGTGTGCTACTGGTATTGGTGCTCTTGATGCTGGTCTTATCCGTGTTGATTTAAGTCAAATTATTGAAGGTGAACCACTTCGTTTTGCTTACGCTAATGATTTGCAATACACTCAAACAGAAACACACTATACGACTGGTGTTGCTTTCTTCGGCACTCTTAATCAACTAGCATTCTGTACTGCCTATAACTCAACTAATGGTCACGTATACAGAGAAGAAGCAAGTACTCTTCGCGCTTCTGGATATCTTACAACTGGTTATATTCGTTATGGCACACTAGAACCAAAGAACTACAAGTTTATTCGTGCGCGTGGGACATTTACTAATGGCTCTATGGATATTCAATCTATTGATCCTGATGGAAATATCTATAACATCATCACTTACAACTCTTCTGTTGGCACTCCAGAGGCTGCTACAACCCAGCCTGAAGGACCACAAGAGTACATCTCCTACAAGTTTACGCTCTCACGTAGCGCAAGCAGTACCAGCAACGGCCCTGTGTTCAAGGGCTACCAAGCAAAGGCTCTACCAGCAACCAAGAGACAGAGACTCATTCAGTTCCCTGTCTGGTGCTACGATGTAGAAACTGACCGATACAATGTGCAGACTGGATACGAAGGCCGTGCGTGGGAGCGTATTCAACTTCTTGAAGACATTGAAGCAGCAGGAGATATTATTAATATCCAAGACTTTACAACAGGTGAGCGCGTACAAGCAATCATCGAAAAGATCAACTTCAATCGCAAGACTCCACCATCAGGTAAGTTTGATGGCTTTGGAGGATTACTTACAGTCACAGTTAGAACGGTTTTATAATGAGTGCAATAGACTGGGCTGGAATAGCCGTAGCAGTAGCAACTATCATAGCAAGTTTTGCAGGTGCAGTTCGATGGATGGTTAAACACTATCTTGAAGAATTGAAACCAAACGGGGGCGGATCCGTGAAAGATCAAGTCAATAGATTGGAAGCCCGCGTTGACCAAATCTACATCCTCCTTTGTGAGAAAAAGTAAAAACCTTTATCAAATAATGATACAGAAGAAATGAGGGACAATGATTATTGCCAAGACTGCGACTCCTGCTGCCAAGTCTGTGCTCCGACAAGCAACAGCATTGAGACCGAAGAGGATGAAAGCCTCCGATGGTCTGCTCCCATCTAAAGAGCATATCAAGCAAAACCCTAACTCAGACCACAATAGTGGCTTTGCTGTAGACTTAACCCATGACCCTATTGAGGGCATCAACTGTCATGAGGTCTATGCACATCTGAAGTCAGATAAACGGGTCAAGTATCTCATCTTCAAGGGACGTATCTGGTCAGCCGAAAAAGGTGACAGAGAGTACACTGGGACGAATAAGCATACTAAGCATATCCATATTTCAATCAAGGACACCTGTGGGAACGACACTTCCCCTTGGTTTCCTTGGTTAGGTAAAGCAACAGTAGCCAATAAAGTAAAGGCTAAGGTTAAACCCCTACCAAAGAAGGAAACACAATGAAGAACATGTTCAAGTTAAGCAATAAGGACATCGCTGCTATCAAGTCATATCTCCGTGCCCTGCTTGCTGCAGGAATCACTATGGGTATTGCTCTATTGACAGACCTACGTCCAGAGTATGCTATATTGATCGGCGCATTGGCTGCACCACTGGCTAAATGGGCAGATAAGAACGAAAAAGATTACGGATTAGGGTCTGAATAAAGGCCATTTAAGGCCCCTAGCAGCCCCGTAGAGACGAGAACACCCCTTACCTGAGTAGAAATACTAAAGTAGGGGGTGCTTTTGTCATTTATCCGCCTTAAATAGGCGATGACTTACACACTTTATCACCGTTTAATAGCAGCCATCCGCGAGCGCATAGCCTCTTGTACAGCCAGATAGTTCTTCAAATTCTGAGCAATCTCACGGGCTATATACCGAGCCTCTAACTTCTGATAGCCAAAGTCGATAAGTGTACTTTTGATTCCCTCCACATAAGGTGTCTCCTTGTATGGATGTTCTTTGCGTGGTGTAGCCATATTACCCTCCAGTACTGTAGAATCCTGAACCTCTGAATTGCACCCCAGGTGTAGTGTACACACGACGTAGTGTAGAACCGCAGACTGGACAGTCGTACTCTCTACCCTCTTCGTCCATAGGACGCATAATAGTTATTCGTTCCCCGTCTCCAGGGCACTCGTATTCATAAGTTGCCACTACATGTCATCCCAACATATCTCGCAGAAACCATCTGGTCCTAGTTTGACTAGGGTCTCAGTACCGACCATATCTTCACAACGTGTGCACTGAGACAAGTCATCATATATTTCCATATTTACCCCTAGCAATATTTGCTGAATTCTTACAGTGTTCACAGACTATAATCTGATCTCCTGTATCAGCGATACATCCAGACTCTATATGCCTAGCAATCATTTCTTTGGCATCATTGAAGCCTTCGACGTACTTCTCTTGTAGTGCGTACTTGATAGTTCTTTCCATGGTCATCTCCCTCATCTGCGCAATCGTAACACATAGCATATAGTTGCGCATGCGGGAAACCGTGGGGCGGAAACTTCAAATGACGGGTGACGGCAGTTGCTCGAATCGCTCCCCTGAACCACCAAATTTTTTTGGGGGGTAGGGGGGCGTTTCTTAAAATCAGGGTTCGGGCAGTCTTACCTGCGAAGCAGGTGTAGATGGGTTATAGTACTCGTATGAACAAATTACCTGAACATATTTCGTACTCGTCATTTTCTACATGGCAAGAGTGCGGTTGGAAATATAAATTAACTAAGATTGATCAAGTCGAAGAAGGTCATGCCGTCTGGTTTACTGGCGGTTCTGCCCTTCATAAGGCTACTGAATACTATGACCTTGAAGGTGGCAAGTCAGAAGACTTGTGGAACCGTGCTTGGTTTGAACAAGTAAAAGCCGACGAAGAAATCAACGGCGACATGAGCACGTGGAAGTTTGCAAAGCGTGAAGACATGTCATGGTGGTATGGCGAAGGCATCTGGATGCTTGACCGCTGGATTGAATTCCGTAAAGGCTGGAAAGTCTACGAAGATTTTATTGAAAAGCAGTATGAGATTCCTATCGAAGATAGCACGGTTAAAATGGCGATAGACCGTGTTATGGTTGATCCCGACGGGAAATTAGTCCTTGTCGATATCAAGACTGGTGCGTCATCCCAAAGGCATCCTTTGCAGTTAGCCGTCTATGCGTGGGCGCTTGCGAAGCACGGAGTAATGGTCGACTCCGCAGGCTTTTGGGATGCACGTACTGGGCACGTTTCACTATGGAACTTGACGAATCTAACTGCTGAGAGAGTAGAAGATATGCTCAATACCTTTGACCGCGCTCGCAAGAACGACATCTTCCTGCCTAATCTGAATAATTGTGGCAGATGTGATGTAATGCACCGATGCAAGTTTGTAAACTCTAGAGCAGAATAGGAGAGATACAAATGCCAGGTAACTTCCAGGTAAGCAGCAAACTTCCAGATGGTCGCATCTTTGTGATTGCTGGAGAATCGATTGCAGAATTTACTGCTAATCTAAACGCTGCGTTGGGCGATGTAGATACAGAAGGACTGTTAACTACAATGGCTCAATCACTAACAGGAGCACCATCAAACGGTGTTCAAGCCGTGTCTAATGTGCGGGATGCATTTCCAGGAGCGCAGATAGACCATACAGCACATCCAACTGGTGGGTCAACGCACGCACCAAGTGGTCGCACTTGTAAGCACGGACAAATGTCTGAGCGTAAAGGTAGTGGTGCAAAGGGTCCTTGGAAGGCATACATGTGTCCTTCCCCTAAGGGAACCCCTGACCAATGCGAACCAATTTGGTTACGTAGAAATGATCCTGAATGGAGTTCATTCTAAGTGAGAACGTTAGCCCGTGCAGTAGGTAGCAAAGATATTGGTGGCGAACCGCTACCTCATATCTTCCGTACCTTTGAAGCGAATAAAGTTGTTATTCGTAGAGCAGAGATATCAATGATTGCTGGCACTCCTGGTGCTGGTAAATCTACTCTTGCTCTTGCACTGGCGTTGCGTTCTCAAGTACCAACACTGTATATCAGTGCTGATACTAATCCGCATACAATGGCTATGCGTCTACTATCTATGATTACTGGCAAACCTCAGAGTGATGCAGAACTTATGCTTAACAATGATGTTGCTAATAGTCGTAAGATAATCAATGAGGCTTCGGGGCACATCTTTTGGTCTTTCGAGTCAGCGCCAACGCTGGCAGACATTGACCAAGAGGTGCTTGCTTTCGAGGAATTGTGGGGGTGTGCCCCGACTTTCATTGTTGTCGACAACCTTATGGATGTTTCTAACGATGGTGGGGAAGAGTTTGCGGGCATGCGTTCCACTATCAAGGAACTGAAGTACTTGGCACGGGATACCAATGCTGCAGTTCTTGTATTGCATCATACCAAAGAGTCGTATGTAGGAAATCCTTGTCAACCACGAAGTGCTCTTCAAGGCATGGTTGCACAACTTCCTGCTCTGATTTGTACAGTCGGCACTGATGCTCCTGGCTATATAGCAGTAGCACCAGTGAAGAACCGATATGGCAAAGCAGATCCCTCAGGGGATACGGCTTTTTGGTTGCAATTTAATCCCGAAATAATGGATGTCTCAGACATTCCAGAGAGGTCGTGATTATGTCAACAATCATACCGCTTCCCGATTGGGGAAGTCCAACTCAACCTCAACCAGATTGGTACGAGGACGAGGATGAAGATGACGAGTAAAAGTATAACGGAATTAAAACCCGATTATACAAGGGCGATGGATATCCGCGGTGAACCAACCTCGGTATGCATCTGCGGGAGTTTCGTGTGGAATCTCAAGGTATCATTCGCAGAGGATGGTACAATTGGGATGTATTTCAGAGATATGGAGTGTGCTGACTGTGGAACACAGGCAACTGCCCCAATTGAGGAGTAAGAATGAAACTATCAACATACGCGTGGATAATGGCTGCTGTAGTCTTTGTGGGTACACTGCCACACACTGTGGGTGCGATGTTTTCGTTGAAGCATATAAACGAGATGGTTCAAATGAGTGCTCCGCACCCATGCGAAACATCGATTGGATATATGAAGAAAAATGCGAAGCGTATCGGACGCGCGAAAGTTATGGCTATATACAAGAGTAACTATGAGTGGAAATCACTCTATACTCTTTGGAGTAGAGAATCTCGCTGGGATTATACAGCGAACAATCCTACTTCATCAGCATATGGCATACCTCAGATGTTAAATATGTCAGAGGATACACCTATGGTTCGCCAAATCGACCTTGGGTTGAAGTATATCAAGACTCGTTATGGGTCTCCGTCAAAGGCGTTAGCCTTTCATAATCAGAATGGTTGGTACTAATGAGTTACAAATACGCCAGTACGTCAAGCACAGGTGTATCTATTATGTACACATGTAAATGTGGTGTAATAATTCAATGTGCTGGTGATAAATTACTAGAAACAGTAGTTACTAATCATCTCAATGGCAAAATACATGCAGACAGTATAAGTGCATGAGTAGTGCTGCTAAAGCCAAAGGCTCTAAAGCAGAACGCGATGTAGTTAACTATCTTCAAACGTGGTTCCCGTATGCAGAACGTCGGCTTGCGGGAGCCACGGAAGATAAAGGTGATATCGCTGGCGTTAATGGTGTCTGCATTGAAGTTAAAGATCACGCAAAGATGGCACTTGCTGGCTGGATAGAAGAGATGACTTTAGAAACCAAACATGCTAAAGCATGGACTGGTGTAGTAATTCATAAGCGCAAAGGTAAAGGTTCACCTGCGGACTGGTATGCAAGTATGCCAGTATCTGTCTGGGTAGAACTACTGCGAAAGGCTATGGAGCGTGAGTAACTTTTTAATGTTTTTACAGTTATCCTTGATGGAATTACTGTCCGTTATTCAATTGCTCTTGTTACTATGAAGTATGATAAACCAAGTATTGGTGCAATCTTAGAACACTACGGCGCAAGAGTACCTACTAGACATGGTTGGTTCTCTATGAAGTGTCCGTTTCACGAAGATTCACACGCATCTGCTTCTGCTAATACAGAAGAGAATGCATTTTGTTGTTTCGCATGTCAGATGAAGGGCGATGGATTTGCAATCATCATGGCAAAAGAGGGGGTAAAGTTCAATGAAGCAGTCAGCATCGCAAAGGGAATCCTTAACGCGCGCGGCGAAGTATTATCACGGAGCACTGCACGAAGCGGAGGACTACCTCGCAGAACGGGGAATAACTCTGGAACAGGCGCACAATTTTCGCTTGGGCGTCGTGCTCGATCCGCTCACGGGGCATGAACAATATGTCAACCGCTTATCAATTCCGTACATCACGCGTTCGGGGATCGTTGACCTTAGATTCAGGTCGATGGACTTATCCGAACCGAAATACATGGGACTCTCGGGCGCGACTACACACCTCTATAACGTTACGGCGCTCTTCCGTGCCACGTCATTTATTTCTATTTGCGAGGGCGAAATTGACACCATCACGTTGGATAATATTTGCGGTATACCTGCGGTTGGTGTCCCAGGAGTCAACAACTGGAAGAAACACTACAGTAGATTGCTAGCAGACTTTGATAAAGTTTTCCTATTCGCAGATGGAGACAATGCGGGTACGGAATTTGGCAAGTCACTCTCTCGAGAACTGGGGAATTTGGTTGTAGTACAGATGCCAGAGGGTGAAGATGTCAACTCTATGTACAAGATACATGGAGCAGATTACTTCAGACAAAAGATTGCGGGTGCACAATAATGTTAATGCCTAAAGAAGGACACTTTATCTGTGAGCAGTCTGATTGTGATTTTATTACTTGCGATATCTTTGAATTCCTAGATCATTGTGGAATTGAGTACGGCTGGGCAGTTCGTTTGAACAAGCGTTACTCCTTTGACTTGTTTGAGTTTCTCAGCATACTCAATGAGATTATTGACTCTGGAGATATGGAAGGCGCTTACGACCATGTACAGAGTGCAACTCTGATGATGGTCAATGCTAGCGGTGATGACCTAGATGCGTTCATCCAAGAGGCTGTAGTACAATCTGAGATGTCGTCTATCATGGACGGCATAGAAGGGCTGCTGAAAGAAAATGAGTGAAAAAACAGTGCACAGCACTGACTTTAGCGACCCGTCAAAGTTTGACCTAGATGTGTGGCAAACCTTTGATGAACTCGCAGACTTGCTTTTACGCAAGCATAATGATTACGGTCCAAAAAATATCGCATTAGCACCAGGTGGTCCAATCAATGGATTGCGTGTGCGTATGTGGGACAAGATGGCTCGTATTAACAATCTAGTAGATACACAGCAGGATGGTCTTAATGAACCACTTGAGGATTCATTCAAGGACCTCGCAAATTATGCTATAATAGGACTAATGGTACTGAGAGGACAATGGCCAAACGAATGAAAAGAATCATGATGATTTCAAAACATAACCAATATCTAGAAGATGAATTAAAAAAGTCAGTAACTGCAATTGCAGAACTAACTAAACGTGTTGCTACGCTTGAAACAATGATGCAAATGTCTGGCATTATTGAACCTTTAGACATGACAGATATTATTTCGGCAGAAGATAATGACCCTTGGAGCATGTATTCAAATACACATTACAGAGTTAAGAAGGTTACCTCATGAGAAAGATATTTGGACCTTACAAAGGCAGTAAGCAAAATGGTGGACGTCCAATCTACGTCTTTAAGAGAAAGAAGAAAGATGGCACGGTGGTTACGACTTCTAGCAATAAGGCTAGAGTTGATTACGAAAACGCAACAGGCAAAAAACTACCACGTAAAACAGAAGTAGACCACAAGAACAACAAAGGTCGTGCTGGTGATGACAGACTTAGTAATCTAGGTACTATCTCTAAGAGCAAAAATGTTGCTAAAGAGAATAAGCGACGAACAAAGAAGAAGTCATGAAAAATATCGTTTGCATCTCTGATCTTCAAGTACCGTACCACGATGTAGAAGCCACCAAGGCTGTTGCAAAGTTTATTCAATGGTATCAACCTGAGACTGTAGTGTCCTGTGGTGATGAAATGGATATGCAGACAATCTCGAAATGGAGTAAGGGTACTGAGTTAGAGTTTGAACGCTCTATCGGACGTGACCGTGACCTTACACGTAGTGTGCTATATGACTTGACTGTTGAGCATATGGTGCGTAGTAATCATACAGATAGATTATTTAACACAGTTGCTATGAGAGCACCAGGACTTCTTGGACTTCCTGAATTACAATTAGAAAACTTTCTTGGACTCGATGAGTTAGAGATTAAGTATCACACAGATCCGTATGAACTAGCCCCTGGGTGTTTGCTCATGCACGGTGATGAAGGAAACGTACAACCTACTGCAGGAGCCACTGCATTGGGTTTAGCGAAGCGTTCAGGCATGAGTGTAGTCTGTGGTCACACGCACCGCATGGGTCTGCTACATCAGACTCAGACATATCGTGGTGGTAAGCCTAAGACTATCTGGGGTATGGAACTTGGTAATCTCATGGATTACCGTAATGCTAAATACATCAAGGCAGGACTCTTTACTTGGCAACAAGGATTTGGAATCTTGCATGTAGATGGAAAGAATGTAACCCCACAGTTAGTGCCGATTATCAACAACTCATTCACAGTAGACGGGAAAACATTCAAATGGTAAAAGAACTACGTACTAAACGTTTTAGTTTCTATTTTGGTGCATCACTAAATCTATTTGGTATTGGATTTGATGTTGGCAAGTACGGTATCAATTTTACTATTGGATTCTTTTGGGTAAGCATTGAATGGTTATAGAAGACTATGAGAACTTGGTTGCTCACGTAGCGTATGAGTTCTCACGTAAGTTTCATATGTGCGATGCTGACGATATCCGTCAGGAATTGTGGGTATGGTTCTTAGAGCATCCTAATAAAGTTAAAACGTGGGAAGATTTGGATGGCAAGCAGTCAACTAAATTGATAGCACGTTCTCTACGCAACGCTGCAAAGGACTACTGCCAAAAGCAAAAGGCTCAGGCAGTTGGCTACCGTGTAGAAGATAACTATTACTATGACCGTGAAATCGTTGAGGTTCTACTACCAGCAGTCATGCGTGGTGACTTAACTGCTCCCGCTATGCTTGATCTAGGTATGACGAATACCAAGAAGGTAGCATCCGAAGGTGGTAACTGGTTCGCTATGGTTGCTGATATCCAACGTGGTCTACGTAGGCTTACACGGGAACAGTTAACGATTATGTATCTACGATTCGGTGATGGTTGTGATAATACAACTCTTGCTAAGGAATTAGATATCACAGAAGATGCAGCACGTATGCGCGTCAACCGTGCTATGAACAACCTATTGAATTATATCGGTGGTGCACGTCCACGTAAGGAACGTGATTATACTGAGGAGGAAATAAATGAACACAGAGATACAGAAGACATTCGAGACGATTCAGAAACAACTGGAGAACAAGAGTTGGACTGAACAACAAGATGCTGATTTTATAGAAGCACTCACCAATGTTGGTTTCCTTCTTGGAGATACAGTAAACAGTATGTTATCACTTGTTGATTACTTCGATCAGTACGTAACAGCTGTTCACGCCCTTCCTGTCTTTCAGATCCTAGCAGCGACGAGTAACGACGATGTAAGCCCAACACAAACTGTTTCCGCTCCCGATTCCGCCGAACCTCGCACTCGTAGAACTCCTATGGATGTAATGAAAGGCAAAAAATGATTTGCGTATCTTGTAGAGCAGCAGGAACGGCTAATTCAGCAGGTAATTACGCTATTGCCGTAGTTCTTCATCAGGGTTGTACGAAATGTGAGTGCCAGCATAAGACTGGCGCTGGCTTGTATAAAATAGACAAAGAAAAACCCCCTACGCGCGAAGCGTAAGGGGCGTTTCTTGGTCGTACGATTATCGTACGGCTTGTTAAGCGACTGCCAAAGCAATACCTATTACAACAACAGTAGCAAAACAAGCCCAAAAGGCGATAGCGAATCCATCTCTAACTGATAAGAGATAGAAGTCTAAGTCATCTTTATCGGGCACTGCTTTCCTCCTTGTTGTCGTAATTCCTAAGAGATGAATCGAAAGTATCGAGCATCTCTATAGGTTGTATTCCTTCTTCTGCTTGTATCTCTCTGCGCTCATACCAATCTAGTCCAGCCCAGATGCCGTACAGATTAGCATACTTTATAGAGTATTCGAAGCACTCCTGCCTAGCAGGACACGAAGCGCAAATCGTTCGTGCCCTGATAGCATCAGGTGTGCGTGTCCAACTTCTATTACCAGCCTTTTCCTGTGGAAACCATAAATCTGGATTATGGTCAGAACAGGAAGCGTGGTTGTCGAACTTGGGGTAATGGTCACTCATGGGAAGCCCCCTGACTCGTACGATTATCGTACGGCTCAGAGAACTTAGCCCACGCGCAACTATTACAGTAGTAGCGTTCACTAACATCATGTGAAATGACCATAAGGTCGATACCGCATGAGTAGCAATTACGCTCTATGTAGTGTTTGGTCATGTAGACCTTCCTCTAGTGGCAGTTGTCCTGCCAGTTTCTGATACTGCGTGGCTCGCAACATCAGTTGTGCGTATTTTTCTTTCTTTCCCTCATGTAATGCTTGTTCAGCATCGTGAAGGAACAATTCGGCGCGTACGCCGTAGTAGTATGGAGTTGGATTACCCACGACGTACCTCGTTCGGTACATCATGGTAAATCGCAACACCATGATTAGCAAGGAACTCTGCTAGTGTTGTAGCAACTTCAGCACATGGCTTCTGTCGCATTGGATATGGGTCGCCTCCTTCTGGTGAATAAGTTAACCCAGCACTAATAAGAGCGTTCATGATTTCACTTGTGTGAATCACCAGCCCCACCCACCTTTCTGCCACTCTGCAATTGTACGACCATCGTACGTCTTGTTAGCACCTGAGTAACATAAGCAGTCACTTATGTAAGCCCGACAATCCCAGCATGACCCGCATTGTGGGCAATACTCGGTGTGCATATCTTCTATGGGAAGCACTAAGTCGCACACACCACAGTCGATGTAACTTTCTTCTTCATCATCTTTGGCATAGAGTCCAAAGTCATACGGCTTGATAGGTGTCCATATACTCTTGCGGTCTAACTCGCATGAGTCATTAGACCACCATACACCTGATTCATCTACGTTACCTTTTTCCTCATGGATAAGGTAGCACTGATGCTCAGCGCGTGGGTCAACAGTAAGAACGCACACCTTAGAACCTGATGTGAAGTCCTCGATTAGATTGAGCACTTGGTTGTTGTCTAGCGCAGCAACACCACCGATAGCAGGGAGCAAGTCCTCAGCAAAGATACGAGTATCGCTACGCGTATCACCTTTCGGTTCGTGTATCGGCAAGATGCCGTTGTGCGCTAGATAAGTTTTGCGGTCACCACCAACCCTGAATGGGTGACAGTTCTCGATAGTTGTTGAGCCATGAGTAGCCCAACGAGCGTGCCATAAAGCGTAGCCTTCAGGATGCCTTGCTCGCATCTCTAAGAAGCGGTTGATAGAAGTATCAGCGTTCATGGTACGTTCCGCATGGATGCGGTTCTCACTAGGAATAACTATCGCAAATCCGAAACCATGCGGATTATTGAGAGCGCTATTCTCTAATTTTGATCGACTTGGAATTACGTTAGGCGGAACTACGCATAACATACACACCATTGACCTGCTTTCTGTACGATTATCGTACGGGTTATTCGCTATCCAACGGATAGTCGGTTGAGAAGGACTCGTTCATGATGAGAGCGAGATTAGGATAGGTTTCAGCATGCTGAGCAACATAGCCTGTAAAGCGTAGCCATGTGAGAGCATTATTCTTGCCGTTGATAGGCAAGTCGCGAGTGTATTCCACCGCAGCGGTGACGAACTCAAGAGCAGAGAGTACGCGTTGGGGTCTGAGTGACCCCTTGAATACTCGAATCTCAAGAGTGTCATCGTTTTCGGTATTTACCGCAGAGTATCTGCCGTTTTCCTGAATACCACGCTTGAGTTTATTAACAAGTTTTCCCTTGTCGTGGAAACCAGCGTAGTTGTTACCACTACGACCAGCGATGCGACCTACTTGTCGCTCGTTGTCGTAGATAAGTTTCATGAACCGCAACTCATGAGCCTGACGTTTCAGGATACGTTGTTCGTACGATAATCGTACACCTTCTACTGAAAAGGCTTCACGCGACACATGAACATGAAGTCCACAGGTACTTGTATTCCAAGACCTTAGACCTTGATTCTTTAACTTGTTCAGACCTTCCCAATTAAAGTTGGTCTGATACTCGGTGAGAGTATGCGGATGCGTGACTATCTCAAAGCCGTCATTGAGTGAGCCATCATCCTTGAGATAGACATGACCACCGAACAACTCTTGTGCTAGTTGCGCACCTTCATAACGCGAACTGTTGCGTGTTTCTACTTCTAACTCGAAGCCTAAATGATACTTTCCCTTTCCAAAGAAAGCAGGGCTAGGTCGGTAGGAGTAACTGTGGATAGGTGAGTTTTCTCGGTAGCCGTCGTCGTCACCTTCATTAGAACAGTAGTGGTCGTCACCACTCCAGCGCTCGTCGCCACAGTCGTCACAGTCGAACGCGTTATCTTCGATACAGGTAATGCAGTATCTTTCGCCCATGTAGTAGCGTGTTTCGCTATCGTGCCATTGGCTATCGCACGATTCGCAATAGGTGAAGTCGCTTGCTCCGCGTTCTTCTCTGTAAGTAACGGCGCAAGGTTCGCATCTATCATCTCCATCCACTCTTGTGATTTCAATGAAGTCATTGTAGGCAACTCTCCAATCTGTTTGGTAAGGATTCATCCTGTTGTTGGTAGTGGCTATTACTCCGTCACAGTCATAACAACCAGTTGTACATCTGCGGTGTACGATAATCGTACGCGCTGCTGTTCTATCTGCGTTCATGACTTGTGCTTCTACGAACTGGTATTGCCCTTCACCTTCCATGCGCTGGCAAGCATCACAGGTGGCAGTAACGGCAATAAATGGATAATTCTCAGGAGATAGGCTAGGCAAGTCGTTAGCAGATAACAACATACCTTCGCGCATCTCTTCTGAGAAAGCGTTGTATTGGACAGAGCGTTGTAGCATGGATGCCATACATCCTTCGCATCTCACTGCTCCATCTGAATAGTACGAGTGAGCAAAGATGTGTGAAGGGTTACAGCATCGGTCACAGTCACCTGTGCAGACATATCCCCAGCCAAATGAATACGGGTTAATCACGGCTATTACTCCTAATCTGTGTAAGATACTGTGAACACCGAGAAGCAGGCTGCTAATGGTGTAAAGCGATTCTGCTTAGGTCTGAAAGTAAAAGACTTCCAGTTACTTGTAACGATAGTGAACCACAAAGTGCGATTTCCAACGCCTATGGTTAGGTGTGCTAGGTATCGTGGAAAACCGAACCCAGCGTCAAAGGTGAAACTAAAGTTTCTCATTTGCTTCCTGTTCCAATACTAAAGACTCCCAATGGTTACAGTCGTGAAACTCAGCATCGAATGGAAATTCGATTACTTGACCACACCAGCACTTGAAAGGTTGAAACTCTTTCATGGTTAGCGACCTGCGTTAATCTGTCGGCGTAACATAACGATACGCTTCTGTAGCCTTGCGTTAGCAAGAGCCGTTGTGATGACGAGTGTTACTGATGTTACTAGGGCTATCATAATTGCGGATAAGTCCCATGTTGTTAGGTACATTTTTAACCTTTCGATAGAAAGCCGTACGATTATCGTACGACGATGCGAGCAGGTGCTACGCAGGTAAATTATCCCACAACGGGCAGGGGTGGTCAAGTTCGCTAGCGCCGGTCAGCAAGCCACAACGACGAATCAGCGACGACGATTCAGAACGCACGCACCCAACACAAACCTTATGGAGTCGCTTGCGCGACACCACTTTTTCTTGTTCGGGCACACCTAAAGGTGATGCCCTACACAAACTTTTTTTTTCGCGCGACCCGCGCGACCCGCGCCCGCCGTACGATTATCGTACGCAAAAAAAAAAAGCGCCCCGACCCTCGAAAGAGTCGGAGCGCCTTTGGATTTTTCTAGGCGATAGCCTTTGCTGGATGATTCGCAACGGACTTAGCGAGTCCGCGCTTCGAGTTAGTGAGAGCAACCGCGAGAGCGTTGGCGAACTTCTCCGCTTTCTCGATTTCATGGATAGTCAAATCGTCCAACTCGACCCACAGACCGAAAGCAAGAGCGATAACTGAGTCGGCTGTAATTTCGCCGTCCTCGTCGGTTGCGTCGGTGGTGTTGCTTGTTGTGCGGGTTGGCTTAGGAGCATCCTCGACCACCTTTGCGAATTGTGCGAAAGACTTTGCCTCGCCCATTTTCTCGGCGAATAAATCTTTCTTCAATTTTCTCATGCCCTGAACTGCCACGTTGATAACAGTTTTAAGAGCCTGAGTTTCGCCCCCTGAAAGGTTACGAACTGCGAGCGCCTGAAGTGTGTATTGCGCTGAAGATGAAGCAACAGAAGGGAGAGCGCCGATTTCTTCGACTTTCTGAATTGTTGCCTTTGCGCCTTTCACAGTTAAAAGACCTGCGGAAATCTTGCCCGCCATTTTTAACCAGACTGCCAATTCCGCATCTAGTGAACCTGCGGGAATTGCTGAGAACTCGCGAGCGATTTCGACATCTACGCCGTCGAAATTACTAACTGCCTTGCTTGTTTTTGCTTTAGTCATTTTCCTTACTTTCTACTGCTCGGACACCTGCCGAGCCAGTAAGACAAAAATACACGAACCCGCCACCTAACGCAACTACCGAAGCCATACGATAATCGTACGTGTCGCGACCAAAGACAACGACGAATAGAAGGAGCGCCAACACAAACTCGAACCCCTCGCCGTTGCTCGTCAGGTCGAGTCTTACGATCTAACAGGACTCGTCGCTCCAAGCGTTCGAGAGCTTTAACCCTAGAGCGCCCCGCATGGATCCGGTTCGCTCGTGCCTCGCTCATCCGGAACCAGGCGGAGCAGGATTAAAGCGCTCTCACGCAATACGCGTGTGAGTCCTCGAGCGTTAGGTCGTAACACTCTCAGCACATCGAGCGCTGGCGGATAGTCCGACATCGCAAGCGCGTTAGCGTTATTCGAACGGGTGTTCGATTAAAAAATCGCCTCGCGCGCAAGCGCGCTCGGGGGAAAAGGTGCGCTAAAGCGCACTCTTTTTCAAGCCTGAAAGGCTCGGAGTCGCAAAAAGCGACCCCACCTTTTATAACACCGCAAGCGGTGGGTATATACTATCGCAGAAAAATATTTTCGCAGTATTTGGCTAAGGTTCCCCAATATGTCCGTTTTATATACATATATAAGTGACTTCAGTCACATTTATAAACTCACTGCGTTCGTTTTTCTATTCTGAACGGGTTAGTATATATAGAAGAACAAATAAACGAGCGGTCGCAAGAAGCGAGTTTATCGGGCTGTGAGAGGCTGGCTTATTGCCAGCCACGAACCGAGGGGGTAGCGAAGCGCGCGCTTTATGCGCGCTGAGCGAAGGGGGAGTTATTATGGAGGATTTATATGGCGGCTAATAGCGGCAAAGAGCATCACAATGTGATAGCCCTCAAAGAAGCCAAGTCCAAGGTTCTAGAATTTATCAAGCAAGGATTAGACCTGCAAGACTCTCTAGCCAGGGCTGGTCGCAAGCCAGATGTCATGAAAGACTGGCGCAAAGACGATCAGTTCATGAAGGCTCTGGAGAAGGCACGTGAAGAGGGGGAGAAGACCCTCAGCATAGTCACAGGCGATGCCAAGTACAAAATTGGTTTTGAGGAGTTTAGTCGTGAGTTCTTGGACAGCCCGATCTTTCCACATCACCGATCCTGGATCGACCTCTTGGAAGGTCGGGAACCTTCGTACCTCCATGACTCAATGGTCTATGACCCCGCCTCCAAGAAGCGGTTACTTATCAACGTACCGCCAGAGCATGCTAAGTCAACGGTCATCACAGTTAACTACTGCGTCTACCGTATTGCCATGGATCCAAACATTAAGATCACCATCGTCTCTAAAACGCAGGAGCGCGCCAAGGAGTATCTCTACTCCATCAAGCAGCGACTAAGCCATGAACGCTGGGCTAAGTTACAGGCGGTCTACGGATCTACGGGAGGCTGGAAGGAAGATGCGGATACCTGGAAAGCAGACCGAATCTATCTCAGCCGTGACTCTACCGA